AACTCTAAATCCATAGGATGATTCTCTAAACCCATAACATTAGGGAATACATTTTCTTGTATATGTGTATTCAATATCTCTCTAACTTCTTGAGCCTTCTCAATAGAAGGCACTGGAACATAAAGAGAATCTGTATGTGCATAAACTACTTTCATTATCTTAACCCCCATAAAGCAGGGCGTTCAAGTTTAGCATTAACTCTAGTAAATTCAGGGTTAGCATATAATATACTAACTAGTTTATTTACAGAGGGTAAATATTTAGGTGGGTTATTATTATGGCTCATTTTCATATCTTTTAATGCTTCCATTATTTCATTAGTAGATAAAACATCACCATCTAATATATCTATAATCCATTTAATTAATCTACCATTTTTTCTTTTATTCCCATATATCCTTGTTCCGTCATTTCTTATTCCATTTTTAGTTTCATCACTTCTTAATCTCATTTTTCTTCCTCCATTTCTATTAATTTTTGCAAATAAACTGCTAGGTCCATCGCTTCTTGTTGGGCATGGATAAGCCACTCTAATCTTGTAAGAGTTTCTTCTTCCATAGTGACACCATACTTCTGTTTACCCACCTCTGAACGTGCTTTAATTTTTTTACATACTTCATCTTCTATTCTACTCATTGTAATTCCCTCACTTTAAATGCCGCTTCTCTAATTGCTTCTCTAGCACTGGCTGTAATAGATGCGGCTAAATCTACATCATACCATCCGAATCCTTGTAATGCTACAACTCCATAAAAAGATGCTAACAATCTTTTAGTAGCCATTTGCATTGAATTCCATTTTACATATTCTTTCTTATTTCCTTCTTGTAATGCTTCTAACATTTTTAACTTGTATTCTTTCCTTAATGGTTTTAATGTAGCAATAGCATTTGGTAATAATCCTAACTTATCTGTTCTATAATATTTCCAATCCTCAACTGTAACATCAGAAAAGTCTCTAGGTATTTTTAAATTAACAGCGAAATCAGTTTCAGTTTCACTTTTAGTTTCCCAAGAAATATTCCTTGCTAATATACAAGACGGATATAGAGAGGCAAAATCAAACGCCGCTACATTAAGATGTAATCCATTAGTTCCTTCGTCTAAGGGGTTGTAAATCATTGCCCCATCGTATTGTTTCTTCTCTGTGTATTTACCTGTTGGTGCTTTCCAATATGCATTACGCATGAAATATGTGCTACCCATGTGACTTACGAAAAAACAATCTTCAAAAGGTGCTTTAATCAGTTTTTGAATTGCTAATACTCCTTCACTTAATCCCATTTCTTCATCTATCTTATAGAGTAATTCTGCATCCTGTAAACAATACTCCAAATAATTAACTGTATCTTCTTCCCATGCTTTCATAAAGAATTCATTTCTATCTGTAAACTTAGAATCCTTTTTCTTAGTTTCCCCAACAGAAACACTAGCACAATAATCCAATGAAGTGCTAGGTAAAGTTCCTCGTTGAGCATCATTCCATTGACGTTCAAATGCTAAATCTAAGTTTAGACATAATCTCCCTTTAATTGGTTGTTCTATATTACTATAGTTTACACTACCTAATGCTTTGTAACCTACACCCTTTACTTCTTTATATGGGGATAACTTTCTTGGGTCTATATCATTCTCAAATAACCTTTTAATTAATTGAGGAACATCAGACTTTAATCCCCACCATGCTACTAACATATCGGGGTCTTGTTCTTGCATATCTTTTACGAATGCCTCTAACATTTCCTTTTCAGAAGTAAACATTTGTTGTTTTAACGGTTGATTACTCCACCAATATAATTTACTTTCATTAGTATAATTATCATATACACCAATAGCAGTTATAGCCCCTTCATGTTTATGTCCTTCGGGCAACCATTCCATATCCCAATACCATTTTCTCATTTCATATTCAGGAACTCTGTCTAATTCATCTACGCAATATCTTCTAAGTATAGGCACATCTCCTTCCCAAGTTTGTTTGAATAACTTCCTTGCATCTTTCATATCTTTAGGATGTGAATAATAAACTTTAGTCAAACTATGCCCTTCTAAGTTTCTCCAGTCACCCTTTTTATATTCATAAAAACCAGTTTGTTTAACTGGTTCTTTCCCTATCATATGGTATTTAGTTTTATAAACTTCGGGCTTTTTATCTATAGCCCTAATGTAGAAATAAGGTTTAAAGTCTGAAATAACTTTTTCCTTTCTTACTTTATTCTCATCTCTCCATCTTATCTTTATACTTCTATCATTATCTGCCCAAGTTATTATCATATTAAACACCCATTCTTGGCGCTCTAATTATAGCGCTATGTTCTGTAACCATTACCACTGGTTGATTATCTCCAATAAAGATATTTATTTTGTCATCTTTATTAAAGAACTTATGTAGTGGTCCACTAAATACAACTGTAGCGGATTCACCAACATCATTACTGAATACCATTTCTTCTCTATAAGAAGAAGAAAGTTCTTCTGAAGATACTACAAATTTAGCATTTGATAAATCATCTGATTCTTTATAATCTAATTTAAATATACCATTATTAACTATCTCACATGCATCTAAAGTATCATGTAGTTCTGCTCCTGTAACTTGAATACCACTCTCTATTTTTATATCACCTATTTCTAATAACTCATCTAAGTCTTCACTATAAGTTAAAGGCCATATCCTCAATAGTCTTTCTATTCTTCCTTCAAACGGATGTCTAACCACCATAGGCATTGTAGCCCTTTTACCATCGGATTGCATTATAACTGTATTACCAA